AAAGACAACTGCTTTTCTGAAATTCCCTACGTGACTTGAGGGAATTTTTATAAAAGAAAGGGCACGCAAACGAAAAAACTCAATAGAAGTTAGGATATGTCATAAACAATAAGCACGAATTGTTAATCTGGAGATAAAAATAAAGGCAGGCTTATTGGGCTGCCTTTTCAAAGATTGCTTTAAATTCAAATTATTTAGAGGCATCTATTATAGCCTGCTTATCATCTCCAATTAAAATTTCATTCTTATTAAAATCGACTGCCACGTATTTATCATTAAACTGATTAAAATAGAGATTAGCTCTTTCTATAAATTCATTGGTAATTTCATCGTTAAGTCCAAAAGCCATAGCTATCCTTTTTGCCGCTCTTTTTGCAACTCGCCTCATATCAGAAGCACTACGCTTATTACAATTTACAATGGGAGTAATTGTTTTATAAAAAGTATCTATGAATTTATGACGAACAAATGAATTATTAAAAGCCTCATATATTTCCCTTTCTATATATTCATATTCCTTTCCCTGCTGGTTAAAAAACTCGATTCCTCTATCCTTATCTGCAAAATATAATCTAAATTCAAGAGAGCTTTTAGAACTTTTATTCATACGCTTGTGAATGTGCAAGCTACGCTCCCAACCAATAGACAGACCACTATGGTGGTTATCTATTTTCATAGTTTGATTTTCAATTAGTGGATGTAATGCCATATACTATTTAATTACTTTAGCCTATATTAGTACAATAATAGATAAAGTGACACCATAGGAAAAAATATTTATGCTACACCTTAGATAACATTTACTATTGTAAAAGGTTGAAATGCATAAGATTGTAACTACTATTTAACTTGGAGTACCATATCCTTTTTCTATATTAATATCTCTCAATTTAACATATAGTTCAAATGGGGTTCCTTTGGTTGCTACCCATTCTGTCAAAATATTCACCAATTCATTCATATCATTTCGATACGACTGTCGGCTATCAGCACCACGTATACCATCTTTGTCTTTACGATGCCCACCTGTTAAAAATGTATTTGCCTCTTCATATATAATGCTTCGCATTTCTTTAAATTCTTCCCCCTTTGGCAAATGTTTTGAAAATAGAGGACGGATAACTTTATAATATAACTGATATTTTTCTTCTGGATTATCTATTGGGTCGATAGGTAAATCTTCTATTTCTTTTTTTAAAGATAACTCTCCATCAATATCGAACTCAAACGTCTGATTCTTTATTTCATCAGCTTTTGCTAATATTTCCATCTTTTCGCGTTCCCTTTGCTCATGAAGTTGCCTAAGTTTTTCTTCCTGGGTTACTTTTCTACTATCATCTTTTTTCATATCCGCTAAATATTATAAATTAATTCTTTAATTTCTTGTACACTCTCTATTAAGCTTTCCTTTTCAAAAGGATGAGTATTAAACAATTTTAATGCATCAGTCATGGCTGGTATATTTTTAGCTAGTGGACTGCTCCAAACCTTTGTAAATCCATTTTGAGAGGCTTCATACATATAAATAGCATATATTATAGAAGGATGCAACGACCATTCTTGCGCACATTTATTCACAATGGAAGGCGAATTTATATATGAAGAAACAAACTTTAAACGTTCCTTATTTAATAAGAAATCGCGAGCAAATTCATCAGGAGAAACTTCGTCTACTAAAAATAAATCAGAATTATTTTCTTCCGAAATATGATAACACCTTTCTGATATTTCTTTAAAATCATACAATACATGGTATAGTTCATGTAAAAGGACAAACCACAAAGTAGGATAACGATTATTTAAGTCGGATAAGACAATACAAGGTTTACCATTGCAAGAAAAAGTTGCACCTTTTATTTGCAAATTAGGTATATGAGGTTGATATATCACTGTTATACCTATTTTAAATAAAGCTCTAACTACTGCTAATAGTCCCCCTTTTATATCCCTAGTATATGGCTTTATTTTATAAATTAAGTCTGTTAAATATTCACGGCGATACTCATTCGGATTATTAATCAATTTGAATTGAACATACGCAGATTTTATCCAAAAGTTACGTATCAACTCATGAGAATCTCTTTTGGATCTACTAAAAGCTGGAAAAATACTATTCTCTGTATAATCATAAACTGTAGGAATGCCAAAAAAGGAAGTAATTCGTTTCTTGATATGCATTAGTGATTGATTAGCTATCAAATCTCCACTTTTGAAAAAACCTATTTTCTTGAGAAGAGCGATATCAAAATTTGCCACAATATATCCAGCTTCACGTGCTTTTTGTATTTCTCCTATTTGTTCAGAAGGCATCTTAGGCACGTATAACTTCATAATGTCACTAATTGATAAACCTAAAAAATGGGCCAATTTGATAACATTGATAATATCTATACGTTCTCCTGTATTATTCAATATTGCCAGTAATGATTTATGGCTGATATCCAATAAACGCTCAGCCTGGGTAGTAGTCATATTCAAATCATTGAGTTTGCTTTGAAATAATTCTTTTAGTGTCATTCCATTACATTCTATTAACCCATGACTAGTTGACTGAATTGCCACATCCAAAACTTTCCTTAATTCTATATCTATATTATCCATACAAAGGTAATTTTACCGCAAATATAGATACTATTTTGGAATATTCAATTAAAATCGAGGTAAAATTACCTTGATTTTAATTGAATATTCCAAAATAAATTCTACCATACAAATATGTTATAGGTTACACCGATACCAACGAATAAACCACCCGGATAGCCATACCCAGCCTGCAAGCCAAATCCCCAACGCTTCCTTTTCGGTTTGACAATCACCGGATGATAAATATCATTCGTCACCGTCTGATACACAGTCTTCGGATACACCACCATACTATCCAGCCGAGGGTCTACATATCCACTCACCACAGCACGATACGAACTGTCTCTATATACTACTTGCTTACGATGAAGCAAGGTATCACCTATCCGTGTCGTATCATCCGGCACGAAACGCCAGAACACAGCCATAGGTGCAGAGATAAGCATCGTATCTACCTTGACAACCGTCTGTATCTTCGTCTCTACACGAACTTCTGCCGGAGGCTGCTCATGCGGACAGAACCAAGCCGCCACACAAGCAATTGCCAGCAATACAACCAATATCCACGGTAACTTTTTCATTCCTCGAACCTTAAATCGTTAATCCGATTCATCCACCCCCGTTTGAACTTGTTGTTCGCCGGACGAGAACGGCATATATCCTCGATGAAATCGAACCGTGCAATCTTAATCATGTCAAACAATTCACGCGGGTTCCTGGCATTCACCGCGGCAATGGTCTTGGGACCAACAATGCCATCCACAGTAACACCAAGCAAACGTTGAGGAATCTTGATGCCATGTGCACCCGATGCCCACACCCAATCGACAAGGATATTCGCCACAGACTGGCTCGTTATCAAATCTGCCTTCCATCTGTCCCAATAATGCGGCTTGAGCACCCGTTTAACGACATCCTCACGGGTAAGCAGATGCAGGTCATCCACGTCTATATCACCGTCACCGTCCTTGTCATAGCCGCATGACTTCCACGTACCGATAGTCACACCCATATTCGTAGCACCTCCAAGGTCTGCCGGGTCATTCACGAAACCGCCTTCCCATTTTAGGATAAACGGTGCAAGTTGATTCACATTCGCCATTTCAATTTTCCTCCTTATTCAATTAATACCCATTTTGCGGTTCTCTATCACCGCACTTCTTTCTCTCACACCGTTTCAGTGCCAGTTCCAGTTTCAAGTCAGAATTAGCCTCCTTCAGTGTAAATAACTCATCCTGCACCTTACGGAGCCGGTCTGTCTGCTCCACAAACCGCTGTTCCTTCACCGAAAGCTGCTTCTGCAGGAACTCGTTGTACTCCCGTAATGCCTTGAACTCCTCGACATCAGCATGTGCGTCCTCAATACGCGCATTGGTCTTGCGCGACATCCACCACTTAATAAGCTGCTTGATGCCCTCGATGCCACCGAGGGCGGTCACCAGCATAACCCAATCATTCATATCCATTTCACCAATTCATTTAATAATCTACTAATAACCATTTTTTGTCCGACACCGCACAAATGTACATCAGGCAAAATCAAACAAGTTGTTGAATTACAATTTTCCACTGACATTCCGTGACAGCAAAAGTAATTGCTTCCACAACCTTGAAAAAGGACATAAAAAAAGAGCTCGATGACAACGTAAGTTGCCACTAAGCTCTTGGTATTTATATACATTTCTACAAGCAAATATAGGAATTTATATTTGAAATCCGATTACTTATTGCATCCTTTTTAAATGGTCATCCAATGTTTTAGGGTTACATTTAAGCTTACGACATATGGCTGCCTTTGAATAACCATATTCGAGCATAGTTCTAATGAGAGGTTCCTTTCCTGTAAGCTTGTAATGCGTGTTTTTATCCCCCTTTTTCCGACCAAGTCGTATTCCTGCAGCTTTTCTGTAAGCAAGGGCCTCCTTGGTTCGCTGACTGATCAAATCACGTTCAATCTCAGCGGATAAACCGAAAGCGAATGCCAATACCTTACTGTTGATGTTATTACCTAATTCGTAACGTTCCTTGACAGTAAGAACGCAAGTCTCCTTAATCATACAGAGGTGAAGCATTGACATAATACCCATCAGGTTTCTTCCTAATCGGCTGATTTCTGTTATGATTAGAGTGTCGCCTTTCTTCATCCTCTTGAGAAGCGGACCTAATTTCCTATCGTTAGCAATTTTGGTACCGGAAACCTTCTCGGACACCCATTTATCTATTACAAGTCCTTTTTCCGTTGCAAATTTCTGGACTTCGAACCTTTGGTTCTCGACAGTCTGTTTGTCTGTCGACACACGAATATATGCGTAAACCATTTTTGCGGTGAAGGTAGTCTTATTCAACAGCCTAACCAAAAAGGGTATTCTAATGACCCTCAAAAGTACAAGGGATATGATAGAAAAGGTTAATATAACAGATGCCAATGTGGTTGAGTTAATCAGAGAAAAACTGCCTGCTGCAACAGAAGCAAACAAGGGACTTATGCAAGCTAATGGATTTGAACAAGGTAAGAATATATTAAATGAAGAATACGATAGTAAAATCAGTGCCGGTGTATATTCATCTACTGATAATTTAAATAATATGGGCACTGGAATTTTATTAGCGCTAAGAGGGTTTCAATACACAGCCCATTTATATATTACCAACTCTGCAAGAATATATATTAAAACCATTCGTAGCAATGGAGAGGTTTTGAAAGATTGGACGTTAATAAATAATACCAAAACATAAGAGACTTTTGGAGTATCCATTTTCCTACCCTATCCTTTGACCCTCAAAAGTACAAGGGATATATGATAGAGAAGGTAAACATAAGCCAAGTAATGAACCAGTGTCAGATAGTGACTGATACAAACTATGTGTATGTGGAACTGGCAGATGGTAGTCAGGGGAAAATAAAGAAAAGTGATTTGGCAAATGTGATGAATACATTAATAGGAGGCTTATTTCCAAAGTTATTTTCCACTCCTTCAGCTGGAAATGTAAAAGGCTTTATAATTAGAACAGCAATAAGTACGGCACAATATCGTGCCATAAGGTTGCAATGCTCTATAGGTTTTAACCAAAACAATATGAGTAATGAGAATTTCTCTGTTAATATAAAGTATTGGGAGAACAAATTCGCAGACAGTCGTCTATCCAAAGAAAATTACAGTTCAACAATATGTAACTATATCGTATGCTACGTTGATAATGACAATACTTTCAGTTTTTATTTAAACAGTAAATACCCAAACCATTCTGGCGGCTATCTTATGTTGTATGCCATATCAAATGTTAATGGAAACAAGAACCAAATTCTCTCCATGGAAGCGGTAACATCGGAATATGTTATTGGCTCTCATTCCAAGGAAAATAAAATTACCATTTCATAAGTCTTTCCAATTTTCTGCCTATAATTAAAATCCGTCCTATCCTCACGGACAAGACGGAAAGTCTGTATTAACTAATTGATTAAGTATAAGTTCTATAAATTCCAACTCTTCGGACTTTACTTTATAGAACAAGAACTACTTACTATGCCTAAAAAGACATGCGGTAAAATTAATAAAAATCAATCAGAATGCCAAATAAAAGCCCGCTCAAACCATCGCGGTCTGAACGGGTAGAATACTTCTTGTCAATGCAGTTTGTTCATGGGGCAAACTGCATAAAACCTAAACACTTAACTGGAATAATTGGCGGCATTACCCACCAAAAGCATCCGATCTTCACAGACTGAGAATACTTTCATTATTCCAAAGAATAAAATAGTATTAGTTAAGTAGTATATCGGCTAACTATACAAAGTTACAGTATTTAGTCGGAAACAGCAACCATCTAAGTAAAAACATCCCGATACTTCACAGACCGGGATGCAATGCCAAACAAAGAGAGTTTCCGAATGAAAATCAATATGAACAAAATGTCTTTAAACCTTAATGCAACTAATACCTATTGTCTAACCATAACAACTACAAGTTACTGATAACTTTTAAGGCATAAACCATAGTACAAAATTGATGCCAGAATGATTGCGCAACAATATTGCATTCATTTTCATTAATATAAGGCAAAATCCTCTTTTAACAATACTGTGGAATATTGTGGAGTGCTCCACGGTATTGTGGAATAATTCCACAGTTTTAAGTAAGAGTTGGTGCTTTTCACTCTGACCGTCCTGCAAAGCCTATTACGTTGATATGTCTGTTAACGATATATATTTCCATGAAGACCACTCATCTTTCCCGTTGGCAGTGACACACTTTCTTACAAGGATAAAGTTTTTCCTTGCAGGAAAATCAATATGTATTGTATATTCATCTATATACAAGACCAAGAGCACACCATGCGCGCCATAGGAAGTCCCCGTACCAATTATGGGGTCCCCATGCTTATACACACCAGGTTTCTTGAGGTTATCTATAACTTCTTGACTGTTATATATAAAGGAGCCTCTTGCACATAATATGTCACTCAAAAAAGAATCCAACGGTTCTAAAATGCCCTCTCCCTGGGTGTTCAGCCCGCGTATCTGAGCAATTATTCCGTTAGGCAAACCTCTCTCCACTTCTGACAACTTAATCTTTTCCATCATACCTTTGTACTTTTGAGGGTCAAAGGATATGACGGAAATAAGCAATAAACAGCAATGAGCACAATAAAAGTAAAAGTTACTGAGCAATTTATATCGAGAACGAGTAAGGAAGGCAGGGGAATAACCCCTGCTAATAATTAGTTATCTGCATGACATTTATATATGCTTCTGTACTTCTCCCATTTTTTACATATACATTGCCATTTGACGTTTTTTTATTCAATATGATTTTGCCTCCAGCGGTAAAATCAGTTGAAATGCTATTTCCATCGCTCAACAGTATATTGGATGATACTCCGGCACCCACCATGATTAGAGCTGCCGCACCAGAATCGCTATTTCTTACCAGATATGCCCCATAATAAGCAGTACCCAAATCATATTCCTCCCCCGGTTGTAATGTCAGTCTCCAGGTAGGGAACATCTCATTCCTGATATTCTTTATATTGAGCTGCCTTGTGATGGCATTTATCACGTTTGTGTCTGTTATCAGAACCTTCTCTATCATATCCCTTGTACTTTTGAGGGTCATTAGAATACCCTTTTTGGTTAGGCTGTTGAATAAGACTACCTTCAC